AGAGGGGTTAAGGTCCTCCGGTCACTTTTTTTATACGGTTTCTATATAACCGTTACTGTGATTTGTAGAACGATGGTAAACGAAAAATAAAACAAAAGCAAATTTATTTTTTGACCTATAAAACACTTGACCTATATCTTTAAAAGAGATACACTTCCCATACAAACCATTTAATAGAGAGAGTATAATTATGGAAAATAAAGAAATAAGGGCGACCGACCTAAACGACTTGGTAAACCAACTAAGTAATGAGCAAATTGTTTATCTTTTGAGCATTATTTTTAATAACCGGCCCACCGAAATCTTTGTGGGGAGGTTCCCTAAAGACATGCAACGCTGTTTAGACCTAGACAGCGACCTTCCTGTGAATCTAAACGGAAACATGCTTCAAATCAACACCGAGTTTTCTTTTGTTGACGAAGAAATACCTTGGGTCGAAGAAGAAAACGAAAAACGCGCCGCGTTGAAAACAAATGTCACGGACATTCGCGGGGGGGAGTGGGAATAATGAGCAAAACAAGCGACTTACACATAAATAACGAGCAACAAGTCTTTGCAGGGGGCGAGTATTTTAGTGCCGCGCACAAGGTTTTGGACGAGTTTCTTATTGAGTGCGAGAACCGCCCTTTCACAAGAGACGACTTAGCGAAAATACACCGGCTGCAAAAGATGCCGGGAGCCTACCACGAGAGGTACGGAAAAAGGCTTTCCGCTCAAGAAGAATCCTGGTTAAAGCAGTTTGATGCAATACATCCTTTGGAGATGGTCTGATGAGCGATAAATGCAAAGTAGAGCAAAACGAATACCACGTTAGGATTAAGGTGGGTTGTATGGAGATATACGCAGAAAGTAATGATGTGCATGATCTCATTACAGTTTACCATGCAGACGACAGCCCACTTAGGTTCGAGGATCAAAAGATTGTGGACATTGCTAATGGAGAAATATTTGATCTAAGCAAGAATCTTAGCATTGTGAGTAAGGAACTAATAAAAGACTTGACGAAAGAGGTGGCCCAATGAGTAATGATTATTACGATTATGTCATGGAATTGATCTATCAAGACATAGACTCAGAAGACGAGAAAGGTTTATTGGACGACAAAATAAATAAACTGGCCAAGGAACATAACCTTCATGCAGACGATGACCGAGACGATATTAAAGTAAAGATCGCCGAGGAGCGTGTTCAGGAGAGTTTTCAATGAGTATAGTGCAATATTGTGAGCAAAGAGCTTTATCGCTTCCCAGGGACCAGGGACGTGCCGATGATGTTTTCTATGAGCTTGGTTCTGATTTATCTAGTGAAATTATTTATCGTGATGGAGAGGCGTCTGATTGGGAAGCAGAGCAATGGTACACCTATCATCGAAACTTAGTCAAACTCCTGGTTGATAGGGGTTTTAAGATTAGAGGAAAGGCCCTGGAAACAGACGGTCTTGGTCATCTTACAGATTACAAACCAGGGGTAGAACCTGTTTGGAATGGGGAGGTTCCTGAACCATGGGGAAAATAAAAAACGAAATGATCGATGCAGAAGCGGCTGTTGGGGACATTAATCCGGAAAGTTTTCAATGATGAGAGTAAGAAACAAAGAACACCAGTCCCTTGGACTTAAAGAACTTAAAGCGTTGGCCTACGATTACCCCAATGACGCTAAACTGGGGAAAAGGGTTAGGAAACTTATCCAGGAGGCCGAGAAAAATTCCTATCAACGACCCGAGAACGCCTACCCAACCCCAACGACGGGAGGATAGTTATGATTTTTGTAACTGACATTGGCCCGTATAAGCTTGACCGCTATGATTTTTTGCTTATAAAAGCCACCAAGCCTCACGATACAAGTTTAGGTTCTTGGGTAAAAATTATGGCACCAGAGATTGCAAAGGCACGGATAAAAGAATCGCTTGAGAGACATGGATAAACGTGTACGGTAAAACGCGATTAAAGGACTGGACCCGCTACCTTGAGGAAACGGACCAATCCGCGCTTTTAGCGGACGGCTTTGAAGAGGCTTTTATAGGTATGTCTTTGGAGTGGGGACCACCGAGGGCGGTCTATAGTTATGACAAGTGCATTGAGGTACTGGAAAGAGACATGGATTACGAGGACGCCGTGGAGTATATGGAATTTAATGTGGCCGGGGCCTATGTGGGCAAACAAACACCGGTGTTTACGAGAGAGGAGACACAGTGAAGATAAAAAGATGGCGACGCATGAACCCAACGAGGCCCTATGTTGAGGGGGTGCATATCAAACGCTACGACCCGGAGTTTATAAAATGGTTTGACGAACACCGAGGCGATTTTGCCGATTGGTTTGTTAATAAGGTCAAAAGAGGCGATACGCACTGCACCGCCGTTGCGGTCGGGGAATGGGAAAAGGCCGGAGGTGGTCAATGAATATCGCAGAATATCCTTTTAAAACAACACCTTACGAGCACCAAATAAAAAGTTTACAGCGGTCTTTGCACCGCCAGGAGTATGCGTACTTTCTGGAAATGGGTTTGGGCAAGTCCAAAGTGTTGTTGGACAATGCGGCGATTTTGTTTGATGAAGGCAAGATCGATGCGTTGGTGGTGGTCACGCCGAAAGGAAACTTGAGAAATTGGGATAAATTGGAGATCCCGAGGCACTTGCCGGAGCATATTGAACGCAAGGTTCTGGTGTGGCAACCCAATCACACGAGAGCATGGCGCGAGTCTTATGATGAGATGGTCAAGGACGATTCGCACGGACGACTGAACATTTTGACGATTAATGTGGAAGCGTTTTCCACGAAGAAAGGTTGTGTGTTCGTGGAAAATTTTCTCAATGTGCACCATTGTATGATGGCGGTCGATGAATCGACACTGATTAAAAATCCCAAAGCACAGCGGACCAAGAACTTGTTGAAGCTGTCTACTCTGCCGCGCTATAAACGGATTCTGACAGGCTTTCCGGTGACGAAGGCGCCGTTGGATTTGTTCTCACAGTGCGCTTTTCTGAGTCCCAATCTTCTGGGGTTCTCTAGTTATTACGCGTTTCGCGCCAGGTATGCTGTGATTAAGCAACGCCAACTGGGACGCGGACGAAGTTTTCAGGAAATCGTGGATTTTCAACGCCTGGACGAGTTGCAGGGTGCGCTGAGTGATTTTTCCGTGCGCTACACCAAGGACGAGTGTCTGGATTTACCGGAAAAAGTTTATATGCGCCGAGAAATCGAGATGACGCAAGAGCAAAAAGACGCTTATCACACCATGAAAAAGGAAGCCTTAATGATTATCGAGGACAATTTGTTCAGTACGCAAAGTGTGCTAACGCAGTTGATGCGGTTGCAACAGGTGGTGGCAGGGAGTTTACGGGACGGAGACGGCAATACGGTGGTTCTGAAGAACAATCGGGTGAAAGAAGTGCTCTCTTTATTGGAGGAAACGCGGGGCAAGGTGATTATCTTTGCGGTGTTTCAGACCGATATTGAGGGACTGGAACAGGCGATTGGCGAGAAGTACGGGGCGGAGAGTGTGGCCTCGTTTTACGGACTGACTTCGGTGAGTCGGCGTGAGAAGGTGTTGGACGATTTTCAAGACGAGGACAGCGAACTGCGGTTCTTTGTGTCCAATCCGCACACCGGGGGCCGTGGACTTACATTGACCGCGGCGGATACGATGATCTTTTACTCCAACAGCTATGATTTGGAATTGAGGTTACAAGCCGAGGACCGTATTCACCGGATCGGACAGGCCAACCGCTGTACTTATGTGGATTTAGTGGTGCCGGGGACCGTGGACGAGAAGATATTGGAGTCATTGCGCAAGAAAGTGAAGATCAGTAATGAGGTGTTAGGCGAGGTCAAGGAGTGGTTGCACGGTGGCTAAGAAGGATATGGTCAACCATCCGCCGCACTATAAGCAAGGTGAAATGGAAGTGATTGATGTTATTGAGATAGCGACCAGTGGAGAGCGAACCGGGGACCGGGGCTTTATCGGCTACTTGCTCGGGAACATCTTGAAGTATCTTTTGAGATTTAGGCATAAGGGAAAACCAATCGAGGATCTAAAGAAGGCCCGGTGGTACTTGGATAAACTGATCGCCGTTGTTTCAGGGGAGAAAACAAACAAATGAGCCGAGAAGAGATGTTTGCGCGTTTAGGAACGGCTCATGTTGAGCCGGGGGAAATAACTCCCCCGGTTTAATTTCAGACAAAGAAAAACCCACACCAAATGAATGATGTGGGTTT